TAATACTGTGAATAAACTTCCTTTTTTTAGATCGATATATTTTATTATAGGAGCAGAATCATTTTGCCAATGCAATCCTCTTGCGACATGTTGATTAGAAAATGTAGATTTGTATGAGAAATAATTTACATATGGAAAATTTTCTGGCATGTTATCTTCTGCTCGCACAGTCAAATATCCTCTATTATCGTCAAATGTCATAGGATCAAACACCTGTATACCATGATTTTGAAGTTGTGAAATTCCACAGATATGTTTAATTTTTATCATACTTTATTATAACACAAACAATTGATAAAGTGCAATGGAATTCATTATACTGAACCATGTGGTCAACACCACCACCCAGGCAGCCTGTCTCAGCACTGCACCCCACAGGCCCATGGCACTGCCCACAGCATAGAACGGCACAAAAATATCTGGTCTTGGATCCAGCACTGTGAATGTCAGTATGGCTGACCCAATGATCACTGCAATGGCTGACACCATTTCAACCCAAAACGCAGTGGGGTTGGACGTGTATGAGTCTTGCCAAAAGTTTGTGATTTTAGTAAGGAGCAATGGTAAATGTCCAACCTTCCATTTTGTCTGTCACTTCCAATTGACAGGCCAATCTTGATGTTGGTTTTAATTCGTGTGCCATGTCTTCCAACACATCTGTTTCTACTTCTTCAGGTGGTGACACTTGAGCATAGTGTTCTTCTGACAGATAGCACTGACAGGATGAACAAGCACAACAGCCTCCACAGATGCCAAATGATGATTCAATGCCTGCCTGTGTGATCACAGTTTCTAATGGTAGGCCTACATCAGCATCAATTTCAAATTTTTTGCCTTGTCTATCTACAATATTAATTTTCATTGTTTCTCCTTGTTGGTGCTCCCTGCCGGAATCGAACTGGCATTTGAGGTTTACAAAACCACTGTATTAACCGTTATACTAAGGGAGCATGTTCCCTGGTGGAGGATAGGAGAATCGAACTCCTGACTCCGCCGTGCAAAGGCGGCGTAATCCCGCTTTACTAATCCCCCAGTTCAATCACAGTATCCGTCATCTTCGATAATAATTACTTCTGGTTTTTTCACTGTATTCATGTTGCTATTATATAGTAGAACAATGCAGATGTCAACATACTTGGAATGTTGTAAATTTATTGAGATAACCACACCACCACAAACAGCACTGCTAAAGCAAGGCCTTGAAACAGCACTCGCATCTGCATGAGGTGATTGGAATACTTTTTGTTGTAGTGGTTGTTGACTGCCATTAGTATGACACCTATGACCACTGATATGGCAGCCAGGATCATAAACACCAACATGATGTAATCTCCTGTGGTGGTAGGCATTAGAAGTGGTAGAATGGTGTGAAGCGAGATGCTTCCAGAACTTTTTGATCCAGTCTATAAGCACCCATACGGTCTATTTGTTGGTGTGTTTTTTCGTGTTTTTTACGGCGTAGAGCACGAAGATAGAGTTGTGACACTCTAAACATCGTGTTCCAGGTTGTCTTGCCGAATTTCATGTTAGTATATACCTTTGTTCATCAGTTCTCGCTGTCTTGATTCGAGATCATATAGACTCACTGACTGTGAGAGGTATTGCTCAATCCACTCTTGTTGGGATTGTGGTCTAAAAAAGTCAAATATCTGTCTAATATATCTCATTTATCCGATCCTTTTTGATGTGTTCTGTACTCGAATGTGTCCTGCCCATATTGGTTTTCTCATTGTCTTGCTCCCATGTCACTGTGTGTTTGTTGCCTGTGTGTTTATAAGTTGGACTGTAACCCCAGGCAGTTGTGTTACAGTACATTCGGAACGCTTGTCCCCAATTTTCGTTGCTATACTTTGTCATTGTGTTTGTGCCTTTGTGGGTAAGGATCTGGTCCTTCACCCTTCATGTATGCCCAGCGTCTTTTGTCCTCTTGGTCGGATGGTGTGATTCTAATCATCAACAACACACCGCCCGCAACCAGCATGAATGCTGTGACAATAAAGAACCAAACATTAGGTTCAGTCATTGTTATGCGGCAACATCTCTGTCGAGATAATTAGGAAATCTTCCTTCCCTTTGCCAAGTAGAATACGCCCACTGCCATTCAGTGCCATATTCGGTTCTGCAAAAAGTGATAATGTTTTCATTGCGATTGCCAAAAATATTATTGACAAAACGCCTAAAACTGTTGAGACTTCTCGCAGTGTTTTCGTATACTCTTTCCATTGTTTCCTCTTTCTTTCCATTAATAAACGTATTTGAATGCTTCTTTTACGTTTTTCTTGTTGCCAATTCTGTGTAGTTTTTGAATTGATGTTAAAAATTTAATTAATTTTTTCATTGTGTTCTCCACTACTAATTTATGACACAAAAATCATAAAATACAGTGTTAATAAAATGCATCAGTTGTGCAAAAAACACACTGTTTGATATGCAGGACAGTTATGTGGAAATGTTATAGGTTGGCATCTTCCATGCCAGCAACTCTCAGTTTGACTATGTTGGTGATGTGCCACTGTTTTTGATCCAGTGCTTTGATCACCCCCAGCCATTTGTTGCGAAGCAGTGCCCATTCGTTGACAATGGCTTCATAGTCACACACTTCATCTTCACCTTCTGCGTATTTTTCTGCGTCACGCGAAGTCAGTGCTCGTTGATAGTTTTCAAGATATTTTTTGTAGTGTTTGGTTTTGAGTTTGCGAAGTTGTATTTCAAGATGTTTGAGAATGCCTTCAATTTCCTGCAGTTGACGGAATCGTGATTCCACCACACCTGGCATAGCGGCAGATTGCTTTTCAAGATTGCCGTAGAGTTTGACTTCTTGAGCGGCTTTGTCAAGCTCTGCTTCGTAGTGTGCTATAGCATCAGGTATTCTGGAAATATCTTGAGTTACTGAAGAAAACCAGTTCATGCATCCTCGTAGTCTTCTTCGTCTTCTTCGATGTCAAGGTTGTAACGAATTGCTTCGTCTAATTCATCATCATGTCCCATTAATTCTTTGAGTTCTTCGTCTTCAATGCCATTGTCCATGGCAATGTCCACAAACTTTTCTGCCACCACGGATCTATCCTTGGCGGGCACATATGATTTCATCAAACCCCAAACATCAATCAGCATCTGTGTCTCCATGATCTTCTTCAACAACAGGTGTTTCTGTGTTCTCCTTTGTGTTAACTGGATTACTTACCTCTTGCATGACAATTTGAAGATTTTCGGCACCCCAATTTTTTCTATAATCGAGTATTTCTTTGCCATCTTGTGTGATGTATTTCAATCTGTTGCCTGACTGGGTGATGAGTCCTTTTTTCTCAAACAGATCCAACAGTCCTGAATATGGATTCATGCCTGTTTCATACGGAATTTTTATTTGAACTCCTTCAAATGGTTTGGCGAAACGAGTCTTCATCACCTTGCATGCAGAACGAATACCTCTCACATCAGTGACTTTGTTGCCATCTTCATCTTCTTTGAGTTTGAGTTTTTTCATGGCCACCACAATAGATGATGCATAAATGAAACCTTGGCCGCCCGATATCTTGTCATCTGGATCAAACATGTCCTGTGATGCGTATGTGTGATTGGTTGCCACCATGCCCACGTTGTAGGATCCAAACATGTTCACACAGTTTCTCACCAGTGCTGTGAGTGCCTTGGGTTTTCTACCCAAATCACCCTTCATGTCACCTTTTTCAAATTGGTCAACATCTGTGGGAGTCAGCATCATGCCCAGTGAATCCAACACAAACAACACCTTGGGACGTTCTTCTTGATCCTTGTCACCATAGTCTGCCTTGTATTCTTTCATGAAGTTTGATATGGTCTTGGCCACATCATCAATCATTGACATGCCCAAACGTAATAATTTGTCTTCTGCTGTGTCCACGCCTATGGCATGTAGCCATGCTTCATCCAGTGCATTTTCAGAATCAACTAAAATCACAAAGATGCCTTGTTTTTGTGCTTCGCGAATAATGTTGCCTGAACAAATGTATGATTTGCCGGAACCTGATTCGCCTGCAAACACAGTGACCTTGCCCAGTGGAATGCCCTTGTTGAAATCACCTGAAATTAAGTAGTTGAGTGCATAGTTGCCTGTGGAGATCCAATCAGTGGGATCATTGAATCCAATGCCCAATCCGTCAATGGACTTGGTTATGGACTTTCTAAATTTTGTTACATCAAACGGTTTGACCATGTTGTTTTATCCTTTTGCTTATTATACGAAACTTTTGACATTGTGTCAACGGGGGCATTTCTGCCCCCCGTTGTGTTACTTGGATTGTCTTGCTCTGATCATTGCCAGAATGTCTTCTGCTTTGGAGTTACCACCACTTGGTGCTGGTTGCTCTGGTGTAGCAGGAGTTGATTCTGGTTGTGGAGCAGGAGTAGGCTCGGGTGTCGCAGTCACAGTGGGTTGAGCAGTTTCTGTTTTCACTGCTTCGCCTTGTGGAAGTGCTGTGGTTCCACTGCCTGTGGCAGGTGCTTTGAAACCACCTGGTCTAAA